CATCAGCTATAGTTGGTGTTGATTTAGAACAAAAAGGGATGCAAATGCCACAAAAGTTTGGTTCAGCAAGTTCTTATGCTAAAAAGTATGCTTTAGGTAATTTACTTTTGATTGACGATACACAAGACCCTGATGCATCAAATAAACACGATAAAGCAGAAACATTAACATCAAAAGAAATAAGTGCAGCATTAGATGATAAAAAATGGTTAAATAAAAATACACCAGAATTTAATAAAGCTATTGAATATTTAAAAAATGGTGGTAATATTGCAACAATAGAAAATAAGTATAAAATGACTAAAGTTGTAAAAGACGAATTATTAAAAGTTAAATAATAAAACTGAATAGCTGACAACAGTAAAAAAAGGTAAGCAAAATAAAATTAAATAATATGAGTGCATTAATTAATGTAAGTTTAAGAGTTGACAAATTACCTAAAGAAAAATTTGTATCAGGAAAAGATGGTGCAGTTTATTACAACTTTACAGTTGGCGTAAATGACGAATCTAATCAATGGGGGCAAAATGTTTCTTTAACAGATAGTCAAACAAAAGAAGAAAGAGAAGCAAAGAAGCCTAAAACGTATTTAGGAAATGGAAATGTAATCTGGACAAATGGAACTATATCAGTTGCTGATAAAAAAGCAGAAGCAACTAAAGAAGAAATATCTTCAGATTTACCTTTCTAATTAATTATTAATTTAGTTTTATCTACTTTACTAAATTATACTTAACACTATAAATCGGCATTATTTAAACATAGTGCCGAAATATAGTAAACAAACAAACAATAAATGGAAAAGATTTGTAAAAAATGTAATATTTCAAAAAAAATAACTGAATTTTATAAACAAAAAAAAGGTAAATTTGGAGTAAAACCTGAATGCAAAGATTGTATTAAAATATATAATAATTTAAATTCAGAATATCAAGCAAATTATCGTAAAAAATATAGAGAAGATAATAAAGAGCATATAGCAAAAATAAAAAAAGATTGGGAATTAATTAAAAGAAAAACAGACCCTTTATTTAAATTAAAACAAAATTTAAGGCATAGGACAAATAGTGCTTTTAAATCAAAATATTGGCAAAAAAATAATACAACAAAAGATTTATTAGGTTGTACATTTGAGGAAGCAAAAGAATATATTGAAATAAAATTTACTATTGGTATGAACTGGGATAATTATGGAAAGTGGCATATTGACCATATAATTCCTTTATCTTCAGCAAAAACAAAAGAAGAAATGCACAGTTTGTTTTATTATAAAAATTTACAACCTTTGTGGGCATCAGATAATTTTAAAAAATCAGACAAAATATTATGAAAGAAATAGATAATGATGCAGTACAATTGTTAATGGAATTATATGAAACTGAATTAAAAGTTAATGCAAGTGAAAAAATACCACATCCAGAACCAATACTTTCTTTAGGAACAAAAAAATATGAAACTAAAGATGGAATTATAGAATATCCATTAGCTTTAGGCACAAAAGGAAATTTTTCATTTGTTCAAGCTCCACCAAAAAGTAAAAAAACTTTTTTTATATCATTACTTTCAGCAGTATATATGAAAGGAAATTTAGATTCTTTTGGAGGTGATTTAAAAGGTCATAGGAAAAATAATAATCTTATACATTTTGATACTGAACAATCATTATTTCATTGTCAAATGGTATTTAAAAGACCATTGGATATGACTAATATAGATATGTCTAAATATCATACTTATGCTTTAAGACAATTAGATTTTAAAGAAAGAATACAATTTATAGAATATGTTTTATATAATAAACTTGAAGCTACAGATATTGGATTAGTAATTATTGATGGTATTGCTGATTTATGTAGTGATGTAAATAATATAGAAGAAAGTAATGCAGTTGTCCAGAAGTTAATGAAATGGTCAAAAGAGTTGAATTGCCATATAGTAACAGTAATACATTCTAACTTTGGAACAGATAAACCAACAGGTCATTTAGGTTCATTTTTAGAAAAGAAAACAGAAACACAAATACAATTAGAATTAAACACAGTTAATAAAGGATTAGTAACCGTAAGTTGTAAACGTTCCAGAAACGCACCATTTGAAAACTTTAGCTTTAAAGTTAATAATTTTGGATTGCCACAAGTTGAAGGAGCATTTTATGACCCATTAAAAGACATATTTTAATTATGACACCAAAAGAAAAAGCAAAAGAGTTAGTTAGTAAGTATATTAATTTATACCCAAGTTATATTGTAATGTTTCAAGGAGATATAGATAAAGCACAATTAGATATAAAACAATGTGCATTAATAGCAGTTGAAGAATTGATATATGAAACGCAATTTGAAGTTCCTAATATTAGACAAAGATACTGGATTGATGTTAAACAAGAAATAAAAAATATATGAAAACAACAATTAAAAACCATTTAGAAGAATTACAAGTTTCAAACGAAAGAATGTTACTTTATCATTCAGACAATAAAATGTTAATAAGTTTTTTTAAAGATTTAAAAGAAAAGCTTGTATATTTACAAGAATTAACAGATATGGAAGCAAGATATAATTTAACACCCATAGCTGATTGTATTGAAGAACTATTAGAAGTTGATTCTGAATTAACGCATATTGATTTTTCAATTCAATTAAAAGAAGTAATTTCTGAAAAGAAAGTAGTAAAAGTAAACGCAAAATTATTTTAATATGGTATTAATCACTTTAGGTTTTATTTTATGTACTGCATTTATAATAGCACAATTTTACGATTGTGAAATAATTATAAATCCAATTAAAGGTGTAATGCTCGGGGCATTATATAATGATGATGAATTTGATGACGAAACAGAACACACAATACAGGTTCTAATATTAATAATATCATTTTCATTTATATGGACAACTCCAAAATAATTTAAATATATGGATAATTCTTGGTTGGCAAAAGTAGCAGAACATCATAATGAGTGGATAAAAATAATACATTCATTTGGGGAATACGATTATGCACAAGATTTAGTACAAGAAACATACATTACTTTATGGAAGTATGCTTCAGCTGAAAAAATAATAGATGTAAATGGCAATGTAAGAAAAGGCTATGTATATTTTACTTTAAAAAGTTTATATTATCAATATTATAATAAAAAGAAAAAAATAACTAAAGTACCTATTGATGGATGCTGGGAATTATTTGATGATTCAAACGTAGAAGAACACAAAGCGTATAATGATATATGTATGTTAATTGACGATGAATTAGAAAATTGGCACTGGTATGACCGCAAACTGTTTAAACTGTATAGAGATACAGATATGTCAATGAGAGATATTGCAGGAGAAACTAACATAAGTTTAATATCTATATTTCATTCAATTAAAAACTATAAGGAAATATTAAGTACTAAATTTCAAAAAGATTACCAAGACTATATTAATAACGATTACAATCAAATTTACTAAAAATGGAAGAAAAAAATGCAATTAATGTTTTGCTTCAAGTAGCTAATTTAGCACAAGCAAAAGGAATTTTATCATTAACAGATGCTGAAGTAGTTTTAGCAGCAGTTAGATTATTAACACCAAAAGAAGAAGAAAATGGCGAAACAGAAGAGTAAAGGATTAGGAGATTCAATTGAAAAACTAACCGAAGTTACAGGAATTAAAAAAGCAGTTGAAATGTTTAGCGAAGCAACCGGTATAGATTGTGGTTGCGATGAAAGAAAAGTTAAATTAAATAATTTATTTCCATACAACAGAAATATAAACTGTTTAAACGAATCAGATTATAATAAATTAACAAAATATTTATCTGCTGAACAAAACACATTAAATTCAATAGAACAACAAGAAGTATCAGACATATATTTTAACGTATTTAATTATCGTTTACAGATAAGTTCTTGTGCAAGTTGTTGGAAAGGTAAACTTGATGAATTAAGACGTGTATACAACGAATATACAGTAAATGAATAACTGGACAGAAGTTGATTTATTTAATTGGTTAAAAGAAAATGTATATCCTGATTTAGTTAAAGCTAAAAATCAAATGTCAAGATGGGATTGTTACAGTCCCATCAAAGGACATAGATTAGAACTTAAATGCAGAAAAACACATTACAATACTTTACTACTTGAAAAGAAAAAGTACGATGCAATGAAGCAAGAATGTGAAAAGCATTTAGATACACCAATGTATTTTAATTCAACTCCAAAAGGAATATACAGTTTTAACTTAAATCTAATTATCCCAGAATGGGAACTTAATAATAAAAACCCTGCAACAACACAATTTTACAACACACAAAGAATAGAAAAAGAAGTAGCATATTTAGAACTAACAAAAGCAAAACAATGGAAATAAACATAATACAACAAGAGTATTTAAAATCAGTAATATTAAGTCAATTACTGTTAGAATCAAATGAAAGTTTAATTTTTACAACACAATACAAGCAACAGATTAAACACAAGATAAACAGTTTAAATAAAGACTTAGAGGAAACAGTAAGAAACGAATTTAAAATAATATACAATACAGACCCTGAAACAACAACAAATATATTGCGAAGTATAGAAGAAATAGTTTCCAAACTGCAAACAAGTACATTAGATGAATTAGTATTTATAAATGCAGTAATAGATAAATACAAAGAAAACAGTGAATGGTTCAAAGAGTACGGAGAAACAGAATTTTTAAAATTAGACTAATGAAATTAACATACACATCTTACGGAAAAACATCAACAATAGAAACAGAAAATGATGATATTGATATTGATGAATTAGGACAAATGCTTTATAATTTATGTTTAACACAAACTTGGTCACCTGTAATATTAAAAAAAATATTTAAAAAGGATGTTACAAATGGCTAAAAAGCAATTAGAAAAGTATTCTCCAAAAGAAGATGAAATAGAAGCAATGAGATTGTGCTGGAAGAATGATTTAGCTTATGTTATACAACCAATACAAAACACAAAAATGTATCACGTTATTAAGTTTCAAATATCAGACAACTTAAAGATATATACTTTTGAAATAGATAAAACAAAAATAGAATTTACAGAATATGAAGCATCTAAAAAGGTTATGGAATTATACACACAACATTCTAAAAGATTTAGTAAATGAAAGATAGTATAGTAGAATCAGTAATAGAACAATTTAAACAACGTTCTAACGTAGGAATTAATAAATACGGTACAACATTAGATAGAACAGATTTAACACGTTTAGAATGGCTAAATCACGCACAACAAGAAGCAATGGATATGATATTATATTTAGAAAAATTAAAACAATATGAAAAGTAAACAATCAGCATTACAAAGAATCCAACGTATAATGAAATTCAATTATAATAGAGGATTAAACTCCGAAAGGGTTAATGAAATATATAGAAAAATTATTAATTTAAAATTAAGCAATCAGAAATGATTGTTTTTTTTTATGTTAATTTTTAGTTAAAATGTTTTTTATAAACAAATAATGTTTACATTTGCGTATAACAATTTTAAAAATAAACAAAATGACAACTCCAGAAATTTACAAATTAGCAAATGAAACTACTGAAAAGCAATATGACAATTTAGTTAATTTATTTTCTACAAAAGAAGAAAAATCTTTAAATATATTAATACAATTAGGGGATAGTAAAAAATTAGCTTTATGGACTGTAATAGCGGAAAGATATAATAACCCAGTTAGTGAAAGATATGAAGAATTTAATAATTAAAATTATGGGAACACATTTTTATAAATTTGTAAGGTCAATATCTGGAGATTTATTATTTCAAGGTAAATATGATATGAAATATTTTGAAAATCAAGATTTTGGAATATTAATAAAAGATACTGATATAGAAACTACACAAGATTCTTTTGCAGTAAGTAGATATAGAACAGTAAAATCAGGAAAGTCTTGGTTAAATAATAATAACAAATAACAATTTAATTATGAATAAAAAAATAATAGTATATTTAGAAAAATTAGAAGAAGAAACTATTAAAAATAAATATTTAATAGAGTGGATTAATAATACATATCCAACTATGATACAAGGAGGAAATTCTACTCTTATTGAATTTGATTATTATGATGCTGATAAATTTGCAAATTGGATGCAAGAAAAATTTAAACTATGACACCAAAAGAAAAAGCTATTGAATTGATAAGTAAATTTAAACCTTATGCAGATTATCAAGAAGATGATTGTTTTAATCAAATTGAAAAAATGTTAATTAATGCTAAACATTGTGCTTTAATAGCAGTTGATGAATTAATAAAAGAAGTTAATAATTGTGATGTAGGATATTGGGAAAAAGTTAAAGAAGAAATAGAAAAATTTTAAAAACAAACAAAATGGACAAACTACAAATTTTATTCAAATTAGAAACCTGTATAGAGGTTATGAAAACAACGGACAATGTTTATGTACGTAAACAATTAGAATTAATTGCTAATGCATTAGTAAAAGATTGGAATGAATCAGATGCTTATGCACAACAGATTAGAGAAATATTAAATTATGATGAAACAATGAATAATTTAGATAATATAAGATTATGAATGAAGCTGCATACTTTACAATACAATCTAAAGTACAAGTATTAGATAGAGAATTATTCCAATACATTGGGGAACTAATGTCGGGACAAAGTTTAACATCTGATGACCATTTAAAGATAATGATTGATAGTACAGAAAGAGAATTAGCAACATACGATTACATACTAAAACTAATAATAAACAATGGAAACAAAAATTAAAACATTCGACAACAAGATTTGGGATAAACAAGAACTAATAGACAATATGTATGATGATACATTTTATTATGGTTATCTTGGTAAACAAGCTTTAAGTAGTTCAAGTCTTAAAATGGTACTATCAAGTCCTAAAACTTATAAATACGTAACAAAGTACGGACAAAGTGAAACACAACCTTTAAGAGATGGTAAACTATTCCATACAATGATTTTAGAGCCACATAAGATTGATGAATTAACTATTGTAGATGTAGCAACTAAAGCAGGAAAAGCATACAAAGAAGCAAAAGCAGAAGGTAAAGAAGTTTACACTACAAATGAGATTAAAGCAGCAGAAAGATTAGCTGATGCAATTTTAAGAAATGATGAAGCAGTACATTATATGTCTAAAGCACAATTTGAAATACCTGAAATAGCAATGATAAACGGAATACCATTTAGAGCAAAAGCAGATATATTAAAAGACAATATGATTGTAGATTTAAAAACTACTACTGGTTTAAATGAATTTAGATATTCAGCAGATAAATACTCTTATGATTTACAAGCATATCTTTACAGAGAAATGTTTAATGTAGATGAATTTGTTTTTGTATGTATTGACAAAGGAAGTTTAGACATTGGAATATTTGAATGTAGTGATGAATTTTATGAGAAAGGCAAACGTAAACTTGAACAAGGAATAGATAATTATAAATACTTTTTTGGAGAAGATAGCGATGTAGATTTAAATCAATATGTATTAAGAGGAATACTATGAGAACATATTTAAAAAAACAAACAGATAGAGCTCACGGTTTAACTTATTGGAAGTTAAAAATAAAAACTACTATTGTAGAATGTTTGACTACAGAACAAATATTTGAATTAGAAGATATAATAGAAAAGTATATAAAAGATTGTGATGAAAGTAACAGATAAAATAACAATAACAAACGAGGATAATATGTTATTAATGGCACGTTATCCTGATAACTATTTTGATTTAGCTATTGTAGACCCGCCTTATGGAATTGCAAGATTTGGCAATAGAGTAGAATTATCAAATAGATTATGTAAATCAGCTAAATTAAACAAATGGGATATAAAACCAAATGAAGAATATTTTAATGAATTATTTAGAATATCAAAGTTTCAAATTATTTGGGGTGCTAATAACTTTATCTTACCAACTACAGAATATTTTTTAATTTGGAATAAAAAACAAACAGTAGAAAATTTTGCATCTGCAGAGTATGCTTGGACTAATGTAAAAAAGCCTGCTCAAATATTTGATTATTCTATACATAAAACAATGGCAGATAGAAAAGAAGAAGGTGGTAAAATTCACCCAACACAAAAACCTGTAGCACTTTACAAATGGATTTTAGAGAAATACGCTAAAGAAGGTGATAAAATACTTGATACACATTTAGGTTCAGGTTCAATAGCAATAGCAGCACACGATTATAAATATGAATTAACTGCTTGTGAGTTGGATAAAGAGTATTACGATAAAGCAATACAAAGAATAACAAATCATACAAACCAACAAAAACTATTTTAAATGGAAATAACAGAAAGATTAAAAGAAATAATATTAAAAGAAACTGATATAGATGTTTCTAAAAATAGTAGAAAGCATAATATAATAGAAGCAAGAGCATTGTATTTTTATTTGGTAAAACATTTTAAACCTAAAATGACATTACAAGAAATAGCTGAATCAGTAAATAAGAATCACGCAACTGTAATTCATTCTTTAAATAACTATACAATGTATGAGAAGTTTAATAGAGATTTAAGAAGTTTAAGAAACATAATAGTAAATCAAATGGATGAAGAAAATATATTAAATACAGAAAATATTAATGATTTAAAATTAGAGATTAAAAAGAAAAACTTAAGAGTATCTGAATTAGAAATTGAATTAGAAGAAAGTAATTTAAGAATAAACAAACTTGAAAAAGCAGCATACGAATACAAAATAATAGAACAGTTAAACAACCTTCTTAATCAAACAAAAGATACAGAACATCACAATGTAATGATACTACGTTTAGAAGCTATCTATGATATGAATATGAAAGTAATAGAACATAATAAAAACAATTAAGATGAAAAAAAACAAAGTAATTCAATTAATGACTTTAGCATTTGAAGCAGGATTTAAACAAGCAGAAATAGTTGAAGCAGGATTAGAAGGAAAAGAAACAGATATATTAGTAAACTGGATTTATATTAAAAACGTAAATAATAAATAAGATGCCAGATATAACAAAAAAAGAAGAAAAAAGATTATATGACATTCAATATAGAATATTAAATAAAGATAGAAGAAGTATGTTAAATAAAATTAATTATGAATCAGTAAGAAAGAAAAAGTTTATTGAAAACCCTGAACATTATTTGTGGTATGTTGCAAGAACAAGAGCAAGAAAATATAATACAGAATTTAACATAGAAGAGTCAGATATTATAATACCAACTTATTGTCCAATATTAAATTGTAAATTAGAAAAAGGTGATGGTTATTTATTTAATGCTATGTCTTTAGATAGAGTAGATAATAATAAAGGATATGTAAAAGGAAATGTTAGAGTAATTTCAAGAAAAGCAAATCTTTTAAAATCATCATTAACATTAGATGTATTAGAAAATATTATTAAATATATAAAAAACGAAATATAATGGATATAACAATGTGTTCAGGAAACAACTGCGAATTATCTTCTATATGTTATAGATATAAAGCAGAACCAAGTAAGTTTAGACAATCATACTTTTGTAAACCACCTAATGAAGGATTAGAATGTGAATACTTCTGGGAATATAAACCTGATGAAGAATGAAATATATATTAGTATTATTAGATTATGAATTCATCAAGGACAAAATCAAGGACAAAATGTCCTCGATAAGTAAATATTAAAGAATAACAAGAATGAAATATATATTAGTATTAATAGCTTATGAATTTATAAGGTCAAAGTTAATTTGGCTATGGTATTATTTAATTAAAAAAGGACAATGAGAATGAAACCAATACATAAATTAAATGGAGGAATAGGTGCTACACTATGTCATCTATGTAGTATAATAATAACAACAGGATTATCTCAAAATTTATATTGTGATAAATGTTTATCTGAAAGAGTTAAAACAGATTCTGAATTTAAACAGATAAAAGAAAGAGCAAATAATCTAATGAGATTGAAAAATGGATTTAAAGATAAACAATAATAGATTTTATTTATTTTTAATATTTATATATAACTTTTATTATGGGATTTGAAAAAGGACATAAGTTTAGTAAAGGCAGACCAACTAAAGTAGATGAGCAAAAAGTAAACAATATCTTTTTAAAAGCATTAGGTGAACTTTACAATAAAGATACAGAAGAAGAAACAAAGATAGCTTTTGTTAAATCTACACTAATGGAATCACAAAGAGGACAATTGTTTATTGCTGAACATATATTTGGTAAGCCAAAAGAAATAATAGAAGCTACTCACAATGTAAATGATTTTAACATAAAAGATATATTTAAAATTGGAAATAAATCTGAATGAAAAGTATAATCTATTAGGAAGTGAAAGTAGATACTTTGTAATTACAGGTGGAAGGGGTTCAGGGAAATCATATTCTTTGAACTCGTTTCTTCTGTTACTTACTTATGAAGTTGGCCACGTTATATTATTTACAAGATATACTTTAACATCTGCAAATGTTTCTATTATTCCTGAATTTATAGATAAGATTGAAACAGCTAATTTAAGCCACGAATTTTATATAACGAAGGATGAAATAGTAAATCTAAAAACAGGGTCTAAAATACTCTTTAAAGGTATTAAAACAAGTAGTGGAACACAAACTGCAAGTTTAAAATCTTTAGCTGGAGTTACAACTTGGGTATTAGATGAAGCAGAAGAATTAAATGACGAAGAAATATTTGAAAAGATTGATTTTAGTATAAGAACTAAAGGAGTTCAGAATAGAGTTTTACTTGTATTGAATCCTGCAACAAAAGAACATTTCATTTATAAAAAATTCTTTGAAGATAAAGGAATAGAAGCGGGTAGTAATTTAATTAAAGGAGATACAACATATATTCATACAACGTATCAAGATAACATACACAACCTTTCTGAATCATTTATTAATCAGATTGAAAATATAAAGTCAAGAAGGCCAGAAAAGTATAAACATCAAATATTAGGCGGCTGGTTAGATAAAGCTGAAGGAGTTATATTTACTAACTGGACAATTGGAAAGTACGAACAAATAGGTAAATCTGTATTTGGTCAAGATTTTGGTTTTAGTAATGACCCAACAACATTAGTAGAATGCAATATAGATACTTCTAATAAACGAATTTACATTAACGAAAGGTTTTATTTACCATCATTAACAACGTCTCAAATATACGCTTTAAATAAGCAGCATTGTATTGATAGTTTAATAATAGCAGATAGTGCTGAACCAAGACTAATATCTGAATTACAATCGGCAGGTTTAAATATATTTCCTGCAATTAAAGGTCAAGGTTCAGTTACTTATGGAATAGCATTATTACAAGATTATGATTTAATAATAAGTCCAGAATCAATTAATCTAATCAAAGAATTAAATAACTATTGCTGGTTAGAAAAGAAAAGCAATACACCAATAGATAATCATAACCATTTAATAGATGCTTTACGTTATGCAGTAGGCTATCAATTAGAGAATCCAAATAAGGGAAGTTACTTTATATACTAATGAGCTACGGTGAAATAATTGCAACAATACAATGTTATATACACCACATAAAGAATGTAGAAGTGGTTATTAATTTGCCACGTAATATAGGTGAGATTAAAAAGATGCAAGAAATGTATAAAGTTGCAAGTGCTTATTTGAAAAGTTAAATAAATGTTAAAGTAAAATATAAATAACAAAAAGTATTATATTTGTAAAATATATTTAATCTTAAAACAAACACTATGAAACAATACGAAGTTAAAGGTTGGTACAGATATGCTGACAACGAAAAAGATTATGAGTATGCTAAAATAATAGCAGCAAACGAACAAATGGTTATTACACTATTTAAAGATATGTTTAAACTGAACTTCTTTGCAATAGATATAAAAGAAATTACTAATGCTAACTGTTAATTAATGATGGTGCTAAAAGGATGAAAAAGGTTTAACAGTAATCTGGAGTACAAGCAAATCATTAGTCAGTAAACCTGCTCTTATGTAAGCATCGGAGCTGATAATCCGAAATGGCTATAAGAAAAACACAAGGTTAGTAATTGGGATTAAGGTGTCCTTGGTCGGAAATTAGACTTACAGAAATGTAGGTCTTTTTTTTGTTTAATACAATTTACACATTATTTTATTATTATAAAAAACAAATCAAATGAAATTAGAAATAACAATACCAACTAAATTAAGTGAAATAAAACTTTCACAATATCAAGCTTTTTTAAAGATAGCTAAAGATAATGAAGATTCAGAATTTCTACATCAAAAGATGGTTCAGATATTTTGTGGAATAGATTTAAAAGAAGTTGCTTCAATTAAATATAAAGATGTAAATGATATAACTACATCTATTGGAAATATGTTTAACCAGAATCATTCTTTTATACCTACATTTAAAATGGGTGGAACTGAATTTGGTTTTATTCCTAATTTAGAAGATATGACATTTGGAGAATATACTGATTTAGATACGTATATAACTGATTGGGACGAGATACATAAAGCAATGGCAGTATTATATAGACCAATTAAAAAAAAGGGCTTAAATGGCACGTATGAGATTGAAGATTATAATGGAACAATAACCTATGCTGAAGTAATGAAGTTTGCACCATTAGATGTTTGTTTAGGTGCTACGGTTTTTTTTTACAGTTTAGGCAACGAATTATTGAAAGCTACGATTCATTATTTGGAGAAGGACAAGGAGGTACAGAATATTCTGCAACAGCAAACTTCGGACAAAAATGGGGATGGTATAGTTCAATCTATGCTCTTGCTCAAGGAGACCTTAACAGATTTGACGCAGTTACAAGATTACCAATTAATCAATGTTTAACATATTTAACATTTGAAAAAGAAAAGA